TTCTTATACTCCTGATAAAGAATTTGGAACATATTCCATTAATAAAGGACCGGGATCTATAGATGCATCTTATACAAAGGGAGGATTAAATTTTGGAATAACTGGTCTTAAAGATCAAATGGGAGATAAAAGTATAGCACTTAGATTTGGTTATAATTATGCAACTGGAGGGAGGGTTGGATTTTCTGGAGGAGGGGGTGCAAACTTTTTAAAAATGTTAAGAAACATTTCTGATAGTCTATTAGGTATAACAAATAGTACACACATCCTTGGTAATACAGCTAGGTTTAATGGAATTACAAAAGCAGCTGAAGAAGCATTGACTCCTTATATAAATGTTCCTAATCAAAATAAACATACAACTGTTTTAGAATCAATTAAAAAAGCAAAAGAAAATTTACCAAAAGAATATCATGGAATATTAGATGAAATGAAATCATATGCAGATAAACATGCATATGATGCCGTTGATGACATGGCAAAAGCTTTAGATAAAATAATAGATCCAAATTTAAAATTTGAAAGTCTTCCTCAAAATATGTTTCCAATGGAAGATCCATTAAACAGTGCATTCATTATTATGGATCCTCAAAGAAATAATATGAGAGGTAGATTTGTAAATAGAGTAAGAGTAGATCCTGAAACAGGACGAGGAACTAGAGAAACATTTGATACTTTTGATTCTAAAACAAGAACATTTTTAAAAGAAGAAGATTGGAAACCAGTAGGTGTTGAAAGTCTTGAAAAAGGAAAAGAAGGTTTAAATTAATGACTAAAAGACTAACTAGAACAATACCGCCTAAATCAGGACCATGCCCACAAGGCTTGAATATTAATTATAATACTGTTAGAACAGTGAACTCGGAGAAAATAACAAATGGCAGAAATAGACAAGTCGCTACCAAACGTAGCAGATAAGCTTACACCTGGAGAATTAGAAGTAGAACAGATTGCACAATCTGTAGAAGAAACTCCTGCTGGTCCTACTGAAGTTACAGAAAACGAAGATGGCAGTGTTGATATAAATTTTGACCCTACTAAAAATTTATCTGCTGGAACAGAGTTTGGAGCAAACCTTGCTGAAGTTGTTGATGAACAAGTTCTTGGTAGATTAGGATCTGAACTTTATCAAGATACACAATCTTATAAAGATTCAAGAGCAGATTGGGAAAAAGCTTATACTCAAGGATTAGATTTATTAGGATTTAAATATGAATCAAGAACAGAACCATTTCAAGGTGCATCAAGTGCAACTCATCCAGTTTTAGCAGAAGCAGTTACACAATTTCAAGCACAAGCTTATAAAGAATTATTACCAGCAGAAGGACCAGTTAGAACTCAAGTAATTGGACTAGAAACTCCAGCAATTCAAGATCAAGCAGATAGAGTTTCTGAATTTATGAATTATCAAATTATGGATGTTATGAAAGAATATGAACCAGAATTTGATCAAATGTTATTTTATTTACCATTATCAGGATCTACATTTAAAAAAGTTTATTATGATGAAATACTTGGAAGAGCTGTTTCAAAATTTATTCAAGCTCAAGATATTTTAGTTCCATATACAGCAAATAGTTTAGAAGACGCAGAAGCAGTTATTCATGTAATTAAAATTTCAGAAAATGAATTACGTAAACAACAGATATCAGGATTTTATAGAGACATAGAATTAAAAGCTTCAGATGATTTATCAGAAGCAGACGATGTTAAATCTAAAGAAAGACAATTAGATGGTGTTAATATGAGTGGTCAAACAGAAGATGTTTTCACTTTATTAGAATGTCATGTTAATTTAGATCTGGAAGGATTTGAAGATATGAATCCACAGACTGGTGAGCCCACAGGAATTAAACTTCCATACATTGTAACAATTGAAGAGGGATCAAGAGAAGTTTTATCTATTAGACGTAATTATCTACAAAACGATCCATTAAAGAAAAAAATTAATTATTTTGTACACTTTAAATTTTTACCTGGATTTGGATTTTATGGTAATGGTTTAATTCAAATGATTGGTGGTCTATCAAGAACTGCAACTCAAGCATTAAGACAATTATTAGATGCAGGAACATTATCTAATTTACCAGCAGGATTTAAACAAAGAGGAATTAGAATTAGAGATGATGCTCAATCTATTCAACCAGGTGAATGGAGAGACGTAGATGCACCAGGAGGAAATCTTAGAGATGCATTTATGACTTTACCTTATAAAGAACCTTCACAAACTTTATTGCAATTAATGGGGGTCGTGGTTCAAGCAGGTCAGCGCTTTGCTTCGATAGCGGACATGCAAGTAGGGGATGGGAATCAGCAAGCAGCAGTGGGCACGACCGTGGCTTTGCTGGAAAGAGGAAGCAGAACAATGTCTGCTATTCACAAAAGAATCTATGCCTCAATGAAAGAGGAATTTAGATTATTAGCAAATGTATTTAAATTATATTTACCTCCAGAATATCCATATGAAGTTGTTGGTGCACAAAGAACAATCAAACAAGCAGACTTTGATGATAAAGTAGATATCATTCCAATCGCTGATCCAAATATATTTTCACAAACACAAAGAATATCTATTGCACAAACAGAATTACAATTAGCAATGGCTAATCCAGGAATTCATAACATGTATGAAGTTTATAGAAACATGTATTCAGCATTAGGTATAAGAGACATAGATAGTATTTTAATAAAACCAGATCAACCCACACCAAAGGACCCTGCGCTAGAACATATTGATGCTCTCGCAGGGAAACCATTCCAAGCGTTCCCAGGACAAGACCATAGAGCACATATAACTTCGCATTTAAATTTTATGGCAACTAATATGGCAAGAAATGCTCCTGTGATTATGGCTTCATTAGAAAAAAATTGTTTTGAACATATTTCTTTAATGGCTCAAGAACAAGTTGAAGTTGAATTTAGAAATGAAATTCAACAAGTAAGTCAATTATCACAAAATCCACAACTTGCACAAAATCAACAAGTACAAATTCAAGTAAAAATGATTTCAGAAAAAATTGAAGCAAGAAAAGCTGTGTTGATTGCTGAAATGATGGAAGAGTTTATGAATGAAGAGAAAAAAATTACATCACAATTTGATAATGATCCACTTGCTAAACTTAAATCTAGAGAATTAGATCTTATGGCACAAGAAAATGATAGAAAAAGACAAGAGAGTAATGAAAGAATCAATCTTGATAAGATGAAAGCTATGATGGCACAGACTACGGACAGTCAAAAACTACAACAAAATGAAGATTTAGCTAAATTAAGAGCAAATACTTCATTGGAAAAGACTGTTTTAGCTGCTCAACTTAAAAATAGATTTCCAAATCAATAAAAAAGAGGTATAAAATGGCTATGAAAAAACAAAATGAAAAATTAGCAAACTCAAAAAGAACTTTTACTAAAGATTCTAAAGCTAAGGTAGATGTTAATCACTCAAAATACACTAATGCTGAAGGATATCTTGTTGGTGGAGTAGATATTGAGACTACAAACCCTGCAGAAACTCAAACTCAAGAAGTTCAAGGACAGGGAAGCATTCTTCCAGAGAAAAAAAGATCAGCTAAGTGGTATTAAACCATGTTGCCAATGCTAAATGCTATTGCTCCATTAGCCAAGATCTTATTCAATACAATTGAAAAATCAGTACCTGATAAAGATTTACAAGCAAAGTTAAAAGCAGATTTACAAACACAATTACTACAATCTAATACAGCAGAATTAACAGCGGCAGCAAGAATAGTTGAAGCAGAAGCTAAAGCCGGCTGGTTCGCATCGAGCTGGAGGCCCCTTTTAATGTACGTATTAATTTTTATATTAATATGGAATTATGTATTAGGACCTGTTATCTTATTTTTTTTTAAAGCTTCAATAACTATAACTCTCCCAGGAGACGTTTGGACATTATTACAAATTGGTCTTGGAGGTTATGTTGTAGGCAGGAGCGCAGAATCGGTGGCGCGCACTATGGCGAATAGACCGGCAAATAAAGAACAAGAAAACGGATAGGAGAATAAAATGGCTGGATTAGGAATACAAACAAGAGGAAATGGAATTGCTAGAGTAGGTTTAGCAAAAGGTGGAATGGCTATGGATGAATCTATGGCACATGAAGGTGCAGAATCTATGGGAATGGAATCAATGGAAACTAAAATGGAGAAAAAAGGATATATGGAAAACAAAAAAGGAAAAATGGTTAAAAAAGCTGACATGATTACTAAAAAAATGTCTATGAAGAAAAAAGGCAAAATGATGAAAGGGAAAAGATAATGGCTGGTCTTGGAAAACAAATGAGAGGAAATGGAATTGCTAGAGTAGGTTTAGCAAAAGGAACTTTACCTGATTTTAATGAAGACGGTGAGATCACTAAAGCTGATGTTTTAATTGGTAGAGGTGTAATTAAAAAAGCAAAAGGTGGAAAAGTTCAAAAAGTTATGAAAGAGTTTAAACAAGGAAAATTACATTCTGGAAGTAAAAAAGGTCCAGTTGTAAAATCTAGAAAACAAGCAATAGCAATTGCTCTTTCAGAAGCAGGAAAATCAAAGAAAAAATAATGCCTACAAAAATTCCTCCATATTTAAAAAAAGGTATGAAAAAAATTGGACTTAAAGATGGTGGTAAACCAGGTCTTTGGGCAAATATTAATAGAAGAAAAAAATTAGGTATATCAAGACCTAAATCTGAATCTACTATATCACCAAAAGCATATGCAAATATGAAAGCTGGTTTTCCTAAAAGGAAAAAAATGGAAAAAGGTGGAGTCGCTAGAGGATGCGGAGCTATTATGCCAGATAGAAAAAAAGTTACAAAAAAATTCTAATGGGAGA